AAATGATTAAACTACAGTCAGATGATACTATAACAAAACTCAATAAAATGAGAGACCAGAAAAACCTATCTCCAGCAGATAAAAAGAAAATTGCAGAATTAGACCAAGGACAATTATTTGCAAAAGACTTAACAACTGAAATGGAAAACTTATTCAATTCAGAACAATTAATGAAAGAATTCTTTTGTTGGGAAGCTGCAACTGGTGAAAATAAATTTGGTAAAGATTCACTAGGTGTTGCAAACCAAGTCGTTACATTTAAAGAAACAGGAACAATTACAGACATCCTAGAATTAAAATCACCTAGTCAAGCAGGTAAAGTACTTGCAAAAGGTAATAACTTTTATGTATCGTTTAAAAGTTCATCTGGTTCACCACCTTATCTTGCACTAAGAAGTAAAAAGGTAAGATTAACATCATCATATCAACCTACATTTGCAGACATTATAAAAGAAGAATGTGCAAAGGAAAGAGTAGGAATGCAAGTTTTACATGAAGGTAAAGTAGAACAACTAGATGAGTTTCAAATGTTTAATAAATTAGTATCCAAGGCAAAGAATGTTGCAACTTCTATTAAGAATCAAGCAAAAAGAGTTCTTGATGCAATTATGAAAAGATTAAAAATGGCATTCGATTGGATTAAAAAACAAGGTAGAAAATTAATCGATGCAGTTCTTAATTTCTTCGGTTTAGATATTAGGAACATAAAACTAACAGGGGGTGGGAAGTATCCCATAAAAGTATGAAGAGTTTCAGAAGGTACATAATAGAAGGTAAAGGTGGTGCAGAAGCTGGTAAGATGGAACTTATCAAAACAGATGAAAAGAAAGCATACGAACATGCAAAGAAACTCTTTGATAAGAAAGGATTTGATATAGATAAAGAGATTCCTAAGTTTTCACAGAACTACAAACTTGCAAAAAAACTTGCAAGGATGGGATTTGCACAAAGAAAAGATATGCCTGTAATTGATAACAGAGATATCAAACTGTTACAAAAAAGATTAAAAGCAGGTGCAATTGATATTGCAAGACCCTTTGCAAAGAATGAAGTTCCAGATGACCCATTTCCTCAAGGACTAGACAAAGAGACAGGAAAGAAATGGGTAAATGGTGGTCTTGCAAAGAATGATGGTGATAAAGACGATGACAAAGTAAATGTTAGAATTAAAAAGATTTCAGTAGGAAAACTAAAACCTATTCAAAGTCAAATATATTTTGACAAGTCAATTAAGAATATATCGAAGTTTGGTGCAAAAGGTACTAGAGATTTTTCTGCATCTAAGAATAATTTTTATGTAGTATCTAAAGATGACAGAATTATAGATGGTCACCACAGATTCTTATCTGCTGTATTGGTTGACCCAGCTATACAAGTAACTGCATTAGAAATAGATTTACCAATCAAAGATTTACTACCCTTAACACTTGCATATACAGATGCAATAGGAAATGTGAGAAACAAATAATGCCAAGTCCTAATGTACATTTAGAACATATAGAAGACGAAATATTCAATAATGGTATTGATGGTGGTCGTGCATCTATAAACTTTATAAGGTCACTTCGTGATATGTTGATGTCTGGGAGTAAACGAAGTGTCAATGTCACTGTAAAATGGGATGGAGCTCCTGCTATCTTTTGTGGTAATGACCCAGAGACAGGTAAATTCTTTGTTGCAAAGAAAAGTTTATTTAACAAAACACCAAAATACTACACATCAATTGCAGAGATAAATGCAGATTTATCTGGACAACTTGCAGAAAAGTTCAAAGCATGTTATAACAATCTGAAAGATATCGGTATTAAAGATATACTTCAAGGTGACTTGATGTTTACAAAAGGTGACCTAGAGAAAAAAGATATCAATGGTGAATCATATGAAACCTTTCAACCAAATACAATCATGTATGCAGTACCTTCTACATCTAAACTTGCATCTACTATGAGAAGAGCAAATGTGGGTATTGTATTTCATACAACTTATACAGGAGATTCATTATCAGATTTAACTGCATCATTTGGTGCAAACATATCTGGTCTTAAAAAAACAAGTAAGGTCTGGATGGATGATGCATCCTACAACGATGTATCTGGAACTGCAACCTTTACACAAAAAGACAGTGCAGAAATAACCAGATTGATGTCCAGAACAGGTAAAGTTTTTCAGAAGATAAAAAAACCATCACTAGATTCATTCTTAAAACATCAATCAGAGATGAAGCCAGGCATGAGTTATAAAACATATCACAATAGCAAAGTGAGAGAGGGTACAAACTTTTTACGACTAAACTACAAGAATCATGCAGATGGTTATTTTAAATTCGTAGAGGAAAAGTTTGATGCACAAATAGATAAACTCAAAGTTACATCTGCAAAAAAGACAGCAGAAAAAAACAAAAACATACATCTTACACAAATTAGAAAACATTTAACATTACTTAAAACTTTGGTAGAGTTTCAAGCATTAATAAACTATGCAAAGATTAAGATACTTACTAAAGTAAATAAAGCAAAACAATTAACACAATTGTTTGTAAAAAAAGATAATGGTTTTGATGTCGTTGCACCAGAGGGTTTTGTTGCAATTGACAATAATCTTGGTGGTGCAGTGAAGTTAGTAGACCGAATGGAGTTCTCACTAAATAACTTTACAGTACAAAAAGACTGGGACAAATAAATTATGGAGATATATTATGGCAAACTCGTTAAAGAAATTTGCATCTTGGAACGATAAAAATCAATTTGAAATAGATGGTAGAATCATCATTCCTCACTTCGATGGTGTATCATGTTGGGAAAGATGTCATCCAACATTCATATCTAAAAAAAGAAAAGTAATCCTCACTGCACCTCGTAAGGTAGGTCATTCATCAATTAGATTTTATTTTAATTATCAAAATGAAATGTTTGATGATGATTGGGTATGGATTGAAGATGATAATCGTGACCCTAAAACATGGTTAAATGATGATGAGTATAAAAGTTTAGTTGAATCAATTTATAAAAAGAATGGAAGAATAGTACTTGTTCCAGAAATACAACCACATCATAATGACACAAATAGTCATACTGCTAATGCAGAATTAATCGTAAAAGGTAGTCAAGATTGTAAAGACACATTTGGTGAGTACAATCAATGGGACTATGCAGCTAGTATAAGTGACCAATATCTTAATCGTGATAACGATATGACTCCACCTTTTCAAACTTTACCACTATTTGAAGATTGGACATCGTACCTTTTGATTAGAGACCCTTGGGATAGATTCATATCTGGGTTAATAACTGAGATGGATAATGGTATTGGTTCTCCTTGGTTATATGATAGTATTGCAAACTCAGAAGAAGGATGGGAAAAATATTATAATTCTGCAAAAAGACTTTTATATTTTACAGACCCAGAGTGGTTATTGTTAGGTGGTTTAGATGGACAACAAATGAATCATACATTCATCTTGTCAAGACCTTTATGGAATGGTAAAAGTATGTTTGAAACCTACGATAAATTTATTGATTACAAACATGGTATTTCTTTTAAAAGAGAAAATGATGGAAGAATGATTGTAGACCATGATTCTATGCATAAAAATAGTGGTGTTATTGGTGCAATGGTTGAATTAGGTTTTGTTAATGATGAAGTTAGAGTTAAATTCCAAGAAAATGACTCTGGAAACATGCATTCTCATACTCATATGAATGTTACACCACATATAAGACAACATGTAATCTCAGAGTTACAAGCAGATGAAGATTTAAAAGAGTGGTGGGAAAAATGTAATGATATTGTTGCATTAGACAGTATTCAGATAAATCAGAACGAACAGAAATTCCAAAATACATAAATACCTATATGAAATCTTTCAGAGACATAGTTGAGATAAATTCACAAACTGCTGTGTTTGCATTTGGTAGGTTTAATCCACCAACTGCTGGACATCTCAAACTTGCAATGAAAGTAAAACAGGTCGCAGGTTCAGATGATGGATTTATCTATACAAGTCATAGTCAAGACCCAAAGAAAAATCCATTAGATTATAGAACCAAAACAAAGTTCATGAAACTCTTGTTTAGACCAGCAAAGGTGACAGTTTCTACATCTAATTCTAGAACAGTATTTGATGTGGTTGTTGACTTATATAACCAAGGATACAGAAGTGTAAAAATGGTTGCTGGTTCAGACAGACTAAGAGAGTTTGAAAGTCTACTCACAAAGTACAATGGTGTGAAAGGTAGACATGGTTTCTACAACTTTAAAGATATCGAATTGGTATCGGCAGGTGAAAGAGACCCAGATGCAGATGACATATCTGGTATGTCTGCATCTAAGATGAGAGCAATGGCTTTCGATGGTGATGAGAAAGGATTTATTTCTGCATTACCAAGAACTTTTAGACAAGGAAAACAACTGTATAAAGCAGTAAGAAAAGGAATGGCAATTCGAGAAGAATTCCATCATATACCAGAGTACATAAGAAATGACATTGGAAGAGACATACGCATCGCTTAATGAGGGGATAAACGACCCAGGCATTTTCAAAGCTGTCTTTATGGCAGGTGGGCCTGGCAGTGGTAAATCACTTATTGCAAAAAAATTAGGTTTTCAGTCTATGGGTTTACGACCAGTAAACTCAGATTCATCATTTGAAGCAGGTCTTAAGAAAGCAGGTCTTTCACTTAAGATGCCAGAGGATGAAGAAGAACAAAGAGATGCAATAAGAGTTCATGCAAAAGCTATGACTGCAAAACGACAAGACATGTTAGTCAAAGGTCGTATGGGTCTTGTTATAGATTCAACTGCAAGAGATGTCAAAAAATTATTACAACAAAAACTTCTATTAGAAAAACTCGGTTACGAAACTGCAATGGTATTCGTAAATACTTCTTTAGAAACTGCATTAGATAGAAATAGAACAAGAGAAAGAAGTATACCAGACAAGATTGTAAAAGACAATCATGCACAAGTTAGACAGGTAATGGGTAAATTCCAGAATGCATTTGGTCGTGCAAACTTCTTTATTGTGGACAATGATGGTGATTTAAAAGATGCAGAAAAGAACACAACCAAAATCTTCCCTAGACTTAGAGCATTCGTAAAATCTTTCCCAGATAACAAGATGGCAAAAGCATGGAAAACTGCATTGACCATGAAACCTATGAAGAATGTTGCACTTGCAGCTGAATACGAACATCCAGCAGAAATGGAAAAAAGATTAGAAGAAGATAGAGTGTCAGATGCATTAAAAGACAAACAAGAAAGGGAAAAAGAACAATTGAAAGACAAACACGATAGAGAAAAGGATAGAGATAGACTAAGGTTAACTAGACTTAAGAATCGTGATAGTGATGCACAACAAGATGAAGGTAAAAGTGTAAGTCCTGCCCAACAAGCTGCAATTGCAATTGCAAAGAAAAAATCTGGTAAGTATGATAAAGATGGTAATAAAAAAGAAGTATCAGATGCAGTATTAGCTACAAAAGAAAAGATTTATAAAGACCTCAAAAAGAAAAGAGATTACTTTGAAAAAGAGTATGGTAAAGATAAAGCAGATGAGGTCATGCATGGAACTGCTATGAACATGGCAAAGAAACAACATAAGGTTGCAGAAGGTAGATTCGAAAGTGAATTAACAAGACAACTACAACTTGAAGTACTTAACATGCAACAAAGACGAGCAATCGGTATGAGAATGAAAAGACTTGCAAAGAAAATTGCAAGAACTAAAGCTCGTAAAAAGAAAAGAATGAAAGACCCAAGAGCATTGAAGACCAAAGCAAACAAACAAGCAAGGTCAATACTATTTAAAAAGATGTCTGGGGGTAAGGCAGCTGGTGATTTATCAGTCGGTGCTAGGATAGCAATCGGTAAAAAACTTGATAAAAAGAAAGGTGCAATAGCAAAACTTGCTAAAAGACTACTACCTAAAGTCAAAAAACAAGAAGTTGAAAGACTTGCAAGGTTTAGACAACAACAGAATCAAAAAGATAAACAGTAGAATTACTGATATATATAAATACTATAGGAAAGATTTAACAGGAGACCACAATGTCAGATATAAAAGATAGATTAAAATTTAACAGTGGGACTGATAAAGTGACACAATCTGTTGCTGATGCGGTCTCGGATGTTCTTAACTCTGGTCAACCACCAAAAACTCGTTTTGAACAACAAGCAGAACTTATGGGATATCCTTTACAGGACAAACCAAAAGTTGAAGAGTCATTCGGTAAAGAACTACAAGAACTCAGAAAAGCAGTAAATGATTCCAAGAGGGAATTTATTGCTAAAGCTAGAAAAGCAAAAGAAAATGGTGATAAAACCTTTGTGTTTGCTGGTAAAGAGTATCCTTGTACAGTCGGTGAAATGGCTGATATGGGTTCTGATGAAGGTAAAAAGAAACTTAAGAAAGACCTAAAGGCAAGTCATTGTAATACAGAAGATGCATCTAATGATAAGTCAGACGATGGTGAAGGACTTGATAAAGTAGACAAAAAAGCAGTTAAGAAAAAGTTCAAAGATAGAAAAGACAAAGACATCGATAACGATGGTGATGTAGATTCATCTGATAAATTCTTGCATAAGAAAAGAAAAGCAATCTCAAAAGCAATCGACAAAAAAGAAGATGCATCTGAGATAAAATATGATGCAAGAAGTAAATCTTTTAAGGAAACTCTTAGAAGATTAGGATATGTTAAAGAAAAATCTTTAATATACAACAACAAAAAATCTGGAAAAAAATAATGTCCAACTACATGAGAAACAGAAAATCTCTGTCGTCTGTTGCAGATGCATACAGAGATATGTATGCAAAACCAAATGAAGATATCTTAAATGAGGAGTTGATTGACTCTCTCATCGAAGATACTTATGACGAAGAAATTAATGAATGGTTAGATTATATTGATGAATCAAAAGCTGTTTTCTCTGTACCAAACAAAAACAAGAAAAAAATTCAACAAGCATTAAGAAGTAAATATTTTAAAAAACATCCAAAAGTTAAAATAACATTTGGTACACATTCATCTAACCATGTAATGGTTGGGAAAGGTAAGTTTGTAGATGATAATATTATAAACTTTAGTGGTAGTCATGATGATATCGATGACTTATTTCAAGCTATCCAAAAAGACAAACCTCTCATGAAGATGATGGAAGGTAGTGAATTAGAAGAAGGTGCATTAGCAGATAAGGCAAAAAAATCTGGTATCTCAGTAGGAACATTAAGAAAAGTTTATAATCGTGGAATGGCTGCATGGAAAACAGGTCATAGGCCTGGCACAACACCACAACAGTGGGGAATGGCACGCGTCAATGCATTTATAGTCAAGAAGAAAAAAGGTGGTCTAAATCACGATAAAGACCTTGCACATGTCATACATCCAGATGATGACATGATGAATGAAGTCAAGAAACAAGAAGTCGATGCAATGAAAAAGGTTTCTAAAGACATGCAGAGTGTCTTAAAATCTTATCAGAAGATTGCAAACATGGGTGACAAAGAACTCAAGAATACAATTCATAACAAAGATTACAAAAAAGTTTTAGATGCAAGAGATACAATCCTTAAGATGATTGGAACTCTTAACACTAAAATGTTAATGCAAAAAGAAAACTTTGAAATAGTAGAAGCATCTGCTGGTGCAATGATTGATAAACTATTTAAAACTGGTGGTGATAAGAATTTTCAATATGGTATTGCAAAACTTCTTAACATGACTGGTGTTGGTGTTGCAATGTCAATGCAAAAACAAAATCCAGTAGGATTTAAAAATACTATGATTGACATGGGTAAAGCAAAAGGTAAAGTGAAAATGCCAACTAACGATAGATTGTTGAAAATGTTCAAACAACAAGGTATAAAACCTTTACCAGAAGAACTTGACAATGACGACAAACCAGTAGTTAAAAAAATAATTAACAAGTTAAAAGGTGCAAGTAAAAAACATGCAAAACAAGCTTCTGATTTAGAAAAGGCAGTTAATGAAAGAGTTAAAGATGGTAAGTTAGACCCACTATCTAAAATGGGTAAATCTAAACTTACAGGTTCAGAGATTAATCAATATTACAGAGATAATCCAAAACAGAAAGCAGCTGCAAGAGATAAGTCAGTTAAGAAAGCAATCGAACTTGCACTTGATTTAAGTGGTGCAACTAACTATGCAATCAAAGAGATTGAGAAGTTTAAAAAAGGATTATCAAAACATCCAGCAGTTAAACTTGCACTTAGACATGCAAACGAATCAAAAGAATTTACAGGTCATCATGTGGTGATTGAAAACCTATCACCAGCAAATGTTGTCAAGTTAAAAACATTTGGTAAGATGATGGCAAAGATGACTAAACTACCATTTGATGAAAACAATCCAGAGAAAAGTATTGACAAATTAATGGGTCAAATCTGGAAACAAAAACATGTTCCAGCAAACTGGGAAAGACTTCATAAGATGGTTGCAATGTTAAGAGACATCGGTGTTAAGATGCCTTCTCTCAAAGGTAAGTACATGGGATTAGACCCAGTGACTAAGAAAGCAATCTTTTATAAAGAAGGTACAGAAGAAATAGTAGAATGGCATCAAAAGATAGAAGACATTAAAGAAGGTATTGAAGAACTTGTCGAGAAAAAAGAAATGTCAGCTGCAGATATCAAAAAGATTGCACAAATGACAGATAGAAATGACCATACTGGTTCATTAATGCATCTTGCAAAACTTCTTGGTGATAGAAAAGGACTAGAAGCATTAAAAGGTATTATGATGACTCATAAAGCACTAGGTCATATGCCAGATGGATTAATGAGAACTAGGAATCAAATTTACGACAACCTCATGAGACAATCATCGAGTAAGTATTCTAATCACAAAGATGTCATAAGTTCTTTTTAGGGGGTCATATGACAAAGACAGTCCAAGACCCAGATGTAAAGGATAAAGAGGGGACTCAACCAAAGAGATATTATTCTGGTCTTAAGAAAGGGACTAAGGATAAAAGGGATGCTCACTTCAAGAAAAATGCAAAGAAGTCGGACAATGACCCTTCTGCATATACTCCAGCACCTGGCGATAAGAAAGCAAAAACAAAACCATCAAAGTATACCAAGTCGTATCAACAGATGTATGGTGAAGTATTGCAATTCGAAGCTCGTGCATTCCATGACTTTGGTGCAAACAGTCCATCTGCAAATAATAAGATAAGAGATATTGCAAACAAGGCAAAAGACTATAAAGATGCAATAAATAAGATTGTAGACTTTGCAAGAGGTTCATCAACTGCAAGTAAAAAGTTTGCATCATCAATTGGTGCTGGTAAATATACTGATTGGAATCCAGACAAAGATATAGAACAAAATGTAAAGGACTTTATTCAACAGAGAGATAGAGTTAAGAAACTGGGCCCTCGTGCAAATGACCCAGACCAAAACCTTCAAGTACAACTTAAAGGTGCAGAAGATTTAAGAACTGGGAGTAATGTAAAACTAGATGATGGTAAAACAATCAAGGTAACCCAAAAGAATGCAAAAATAATTAATATGGCATTAGATAGAGTAAAACCACAAATGAGAGTACAATTAATCAAACTATTAGGAAAGAACAAACAGTCTTTCATGAAAGCTCTCGGTGCAATTAAAAGGAGTATGGCATAATGTCGTTTGCACATGATGGAGTAAGACAAAATATTTCAATGTCTGATATGATAAAATATCTGACAACTAATAGCAGTCCATCTGCAACCTCTGGTGGGTTGTTAGGTATGAATGAAGTGTTTGGTGTTCCTCAATACTCTGAATTTAATGCACAACATGATACTGGTGGTCTTTACAGTGTAAGAAATGCTCATACAGGTCTGAGGGGTGGTTCATCCAGTGGTTCTTTTTCAACTGAAAACAAACTTACTTTTAGTTCAGTGTATGGTAGATATCGAAGTGGTAGTACAGGTACACCATCAAATCAAACTATACCAACAGTGACACTTGATACTGCAACTGCAAATTCTCATGGTAGTGCAACTAATATAGGATTTGATAAATTAGTAGGATACAGTGATTGTGTTTTAACAACTGACCCATGTGGACAAACTAGAGGTGCAAAGGGTGGAGTCACATCTAATGTTGTGACTTTAAACCCTGGCTATTTTGGTATACAGCTGGATGGTTCATCTGTTGGAAGAAAGCCAGGTCAGAAGGGGAATTTGAGTAATATTACCCACTCCGACCTTGGATTCAGTGTTTATGGAACATATCATAATAATCAATGGACAGAATTAGGTCTTAATACTATTACTGCAGCTGGTGATAGAGTAGTTGTTGTAGCACACGCAGGTGCTGGTGGAACTATGAATACTTTCACTACTACAGACCCAATTTATTTAAGAAGTCAAACTGGTGCATCTTTATCTGGAGTGACAACAACTACTTTAGCTAGTCCACATAAAAATGAAACAGGTTCAGATGATTGGATGGCAGTTTATATGGCAACTGCTCCAGCAGGAGCTGCAAGAGTAGGAGTAAATCCATATCATAGTGGTTTATCACCTTATCTTTTTTATGTCATGGTTATTAAAGGGCCATATGTGTTGCCTACTGTTGGAAATTATCTTACTAAATATACTACACCAGAATCAGCAATAACTGTGACTAATGCAAATGCAGCTAACTTTCATCCTTCAAACGCAGCTGGAAATCATAGACACCAAGGATTTATTATAAGTATTTCATCATCTGCTTTCTGGAGTAATGGTCATCCATCAGCTCTGGGTTCAATTCCATCTACCTATGGGTATGATATGCATATGCAAACTCCAACTAGTTCATATCGTGGTGCATATTATGTATCAATATGTAATTATACTGGTGGATATAATGGTACTACAGTAAGTAGTAAATATGGTTATTCTACTAGTTATAGTGCTAAAGGTTATACTCCTCAAGTAGGTAGAAAGATGCCAAATGGAGATGGTAGACATGTATGGATTCGAGGTTACAGAAAAGATTAATGGAGAAATTATATTATGGCATATAGACAAACAACAACATATCGAGTACAAGAATCAGAATTCAAAGAGTTATTTGATATAAAGAAAAATACTTTTTACAAACATAAAGCATATAGTTGGTATGACCCAACATTAATTTATGAAACTGCCGAAGACATGAGAGATGATTTATGGATTTATGCAGACAGATTTGCAGTATTTTGGCAGTGTTGGTGGGAAGATGATTTATTAATAGGATTTAGAATGTTTACAGATTGTAGACATCAAGAAGATTTTTCTGGTGGAATGGTTCATACAGCAGGCCCTAATGGCCCTCTTGGTAAAATACTTGGTGGTGATAATTGGAAACCTCAAAAACACATTGGGACTTCTGGTATACCAGTTGAAACAGATTTAGATGACTGGAGAAGTACGACTTTAAAAACTGATGTTATGATTGGAAGACCAGATTCAACTGGAGACCAACATCATTGGATGTTAACTCGTCCAGAAATTTCACCAGTATGGGATAATAATGATGGTGAATCTGTACACCAAGCAATGTGGCAACATGGTTATGAAAGAGCTTATGCATGTCAACATGGTAAATTACAAAAACAACTTCTCTGGGGTGCAAGAGAGTGTGAGTCATTAAAATATGATAGATGGTTAAAACATGGTTATGCATTTAATGAAAGACAAGAAGTAGGTTTTAATGTAGATGAACAGACATCTTTTATCTACAGATTAGTTGGTGCTAAAATGGAATGGATGGGGTGGCCTATGAGTCATCCTCTATATCATAAGGACGATACTATAAGACCAGACTTATTACCAAGACCTTATATTGCATCTAGAGACGAACAGGAAAAATTAGGTATCCAACCAGCACCTATACCGCCTGGCACAACTGACTAAATATAATCATATATTATGAACATATTATTCGTTGAAATGGAACAACATAATCTTCATTTTATGAAGAAACTTGCAGAGGATGGACATTCAGTCTATACTAATCAAACTTATACAAAAAATTACCTAGAATCACTTGGAATTCATGGAGTGGATGATTTACCACATGAGGTTTGGGCCCAAGGACAACCTTGGTCTCATCTTATTGATATGTCTACTTATGAAGAGGTTGGTAATGGATTACCAAAATGGATGGAAGAAAAGTTTGAAAAGACTTTAGAAAAGTATAAAATAGATTTAGTCATAAACACTTATCCACCTTTTAATGAAATAATGCATTTAAAAGATTGGGGTGTTGATTTTGTAACTGCAACTCCAGATGCAATAAAATTAGAACAAGAAAAAATATTTGCAAATTCTTTTGCAAAACATTGTGGTATGAAAACACCTAAAATATTACAAGCAGGTGATAATCATAGAAATATTGATATAGAGTCATTACCAAATCAATTTGTTATTAAACCATCAAACAAATGGACATCTGCAACAGTAATTTCTGATAAAGCATTTATTGACACATTTCCATTTGAAGTCCATTTATTCGGTGGTAATAATCATGGTGCAACATATTCTTATTACATCGAAGAACTAGTAAAAGGACAAGAAACTAATATATCATATATTATGTCAGATGGTAAATGGTCATTTACTTTTTCTGAATCATGTGATGAATCAAAAGCAAAACAACTTTTTAATGTAAATCCAGTAGTTTGGTATGCAAATACTACAATAGAAGGACTTACACCAGAAGTTGACAAGATGGTAAGAGATAATGTTGTAGAATATCTCAATCAAGCTGCAAAGTTAGGTGGTACATACGAAGGAAGTATTACTCAGATGTTAGGAGAGGATGGTGAACTTTATTTCTTAGAAAATAATTGTAGACCATATGTAAACAATTCTTTTCCTATTCCTTATACAGGTAATGAGTATTTGGATGCATTTAGAAACAATCCTAAGAAAATAGGTGATTGGTTTGAGGGAAGAAAGTTTCCTAAAGTTGTATTACAACATCCTAAGATTGGTAGTGAACATTTACAAAAAGTTGAATATCCATTTCATTTACATGATAAATATAAGATTGCAGAACCTACACCTTTAGAGATAGAAGATGGTAAATATATTGCAACAAGAGGTGGTGTAGTAATAGTATTTGAGGATGAAATCAATATGGATTTCATAAATGAAGTAGAAAAAGAATCGGAATTAAGAGCTTATAGGGGTAACTGAGATATTAAAAGTTATAAATACAATAGTATAATCAAAAAAGTTTCTCATACAGGGAACTAACAAATGAGGAGATAATTATGTCTTTATGGGGTAATTCAGACGCAGACGAGTCAAAACCAAAGTGGTTGACAGCTGCAGAAAAAAAACTAACCTTTGCAACTGCAAGGGGTTGGGTATTCAAAAAATCTGATAATCATCAAGAAGAAGTTCTCTGTGCAATTGGAGAACTTGCAACTTCTATCGGTCAAGCAGATATTACAAGTATTGATTGGGTATCAACAGCATTTGATAAATCAGATGGTGGTACTTTATCAGCAACAGTGACTTTCAATGAGAAAGTGACAGTTAATACTTCTGGTGGAACACCTACATTATCAGTAACTAATGGAAACCAAGGTTCTGGTTCTGGAAGAGGGCCACACTTACTTGCATATGCAAGTGGTTCATCAACCAACAAACTTACATTCTCTCTTGCAATTGGAGCTAACAATGCAGCTACAAACGCAGGTGATGTATTAAGTTTTGGTGCAAATCCATTAGCACTTAACAGTGGAACAATTGTTGATAGAGCAGAAGGTGGTAATGCAACAATTACTAGTGCAGCTTCAATCGGAACTGCAGCTGGTACAATTACAGTAGCTGCCTAATAGGAAATTATTATGAAAACATTCAAGAAATATATAGCTGAAAATTTGCAAGGTAGAGCATTCAGTAATGACATGTCAAAAGATGTTCGTGGTCGTGTAGACACAGCAGACTTACATCGATTTGCATCAGATGATTCAGTTTTAGATAAATTAAACACTTGGATAGGTGATATTGCAGATAGAGAACACATTACTGTTGAAGCTGCAATGCAACAACTGTACAGAAAAGTAAAACAAATTGGAATAGAGTTTAACCCAGCATTGGAAGAAAATGTTGGGGACTCTGGTTCTAAAGATTTACCTATCACACAATATGGTGGTAGAATGGGTAAAGACGAAGAAGGTGATATAGATGACAACTTCGTATCTGCAAAAGGCCCAGACCTAAAAATGCATGTAGAGTGGGAAAGACTTCCTACTAAGATGTTTAAAGTCGTTGCAGAAATTAAATAACTTTTCTTACAATTCACCTATATACTAGTATAATAACTAGGATATAAATTATGAAATTATTTGAGAAGTTGACAGATGAGAACTTCACCATGTTTGCAATGCAGTGTTATGATAACCCTCAATGCACTTCCATGGAAGAGTTTATGGAAGACCTTAGAAGGTTCAGATACCTAAAACGACTGTTAAGAAGATACTACAAAAATGGTGAACTCAGAGAAAGATTGATTCTCAATCATCTCATCGTCATTTTCAATATATTTGGATTCGAAAATTCTGTTAAGATGTTGGAATTCAAAATCGATGAAGAGTACTGGCCTGTACTTAAAACTTGTTTAATTTTTATGGATTATGTTAAAGAAGATTGGAAGACAAAAATTCCAGTTGATATGGAAGTAGCACAGGTATTAAGAGAATTATGACACAGGTTGATTTAAAAGAAGGTGCAATGAATGTAGTAGATACAGTCATTGTATTTCGTATTCTTAAAATGATGACTCGTAAATGGGAAGAGATGGATGCATATAAGTTCGGTCTCATCGATGATAATGGTAAAAGAATCAAATCAAAGAAACCCAAAACCTCAGAAGAAAAAAACTCATTCACACTACTACATAGATTAGTATTTAATTTAAAAAGAGTCTTGGAACTACTACCATTTGGTAGGACAAGACTTGCATCTTACGCTGCATCATTAGCTTTACTCAAAGAACATTTCAACATAGATGGAGAGTCTCTTGAAAGACATTTCTATCAATACCTCAAAGAAAACGATTTAGTACTTGACTTATTAGAAGGTCATGATAATATGAATAATTTACAAAAGGGTAAACAGTATGAATTAAGACAATCAGTTTGGAACGAAGAAGATAATGTTGGTTATAGAGGTGACCAAGTACAAGTTTTAGGAAGGACTGATAATGTGATGGGAGTAGACATATACAGAGTCTACAATATAACACAAGACCAGTCCATGTTGATAACAGGACATGATATTAAATGAATGGGTTTATGAAGATTACGAAGGTACAAACTCCACCAAAAGACATTGCACATTTCAATGGTGCAAACTATCCAGTGGACGATGAAGGTATCAATCCAGAGGATGTAGTTGAGATATTCAATACACCTCTAACAGGTTCTTACAATTGGGACTACACAGTTCAAGACAATAGAATTAAAAAACTGTACGAATTAGGTAAAGAAAAGAACTGGAATGTAGAAACAGATATAGACTGGAATGTAGATAATCCAGATGAAGATGAAACTGCATTTATGTTTTTCAATGAACAGTGGAAAGACCATAAAGATTATCAATTATTGTCAATAGAACAGAGAAAAGATTTTGTTCAAGATTTAAATAATTGGACACTTGCACAACTACTACATGGTGAACAAGGTGCATTATTAGTTGCATCTCAATTAACCAGTTGCGCACCTACATTCAATGCAAAACTATATGCAGCTTCTCAAACATTTGATGAAGCAAGACATGTAGAAGCATTTAATAAGTACATACAGACTAGAGTCGGTAGGATGTTTCCTATTGGTACACAATTAAAGGCATTACTAGATAAAATTCTTACAGATGAAAGATGGGATTTAAAATTTATCGGAATGCAGATTATTATTGAAGGACTTGCACTTGCAATCTTCAATACTATAAAACAAACAACTACAGACCCAGTATTAAGAAATCTACTTACTCTTATTATTAGAGACGAAGCAAGACATGTTACTTTTGGAGTAAACTATCTTGAAAGTTTTGTACATACTTTGACACCTCAAGAGAAAGAAGAAAGAGAAGATTTTTGTCTAGAGGCATGTACAGTGTTAAGAAATAGATTTAAACAATATGATGTTTGGGAAAAATGGGGATTCGATATTGAATATACAGATGCATATATCACTAAGAATGCATTGAATACTCAGTTCCAAGAACTACTATTTACTAGAATTATGCCTAATCTTAAGAAGGTTGGACTACTTCCAGATAGACTTTTACCTAAATATGATATGTTAGGGATTTCTAAGTTTCAAGTCGGTGAATCAGACTATGAAACATCTTGGGAAGAACTAAGTAAACCATTGGAAATAGTAAAATGAAATTAAAAAGGTTCAAAGAAGTAGTAGAAGATGCACCAGTGAATGCAACAGGAAGTGCAGTTGCAACTAATGAACCTATTGTTCGTAAAAAGAAAAAGAAACAAGATTCAGAGTATAGAGAAATCGGTACACCAGAACTTCTAAAAAGATACAAAGAACAAACACCTGGCCAAGAAGGTGCAATCACTGAAAGTGTAAAACTCAAAGCAGATATCTTAAAGAAACTTAAAAAGATGAAAGGTGTTTCAGATGCACTTGCACAAGAAATAGTTAAACTACCAATGCCTGTCATTACATCAATGATAAATCAAATGGGTATGATAGTTGCTGGTGATGATGAACATCCACCTCATGTAAAAGACAAAGAAAAAGAAAAGAAAAAAGTTGTACTTAAAGGTTCACTTGCATCTGTAAATGAAGCACAACTTGTGACAGATGGTAAGATTGTCACAGGTGTTTTACAAGTTCTTGATATCATAACCAAAAGACTCAAACAAGAAATGGGTAAAAGATACAAGAAAGATGCAAAGGATGGACTTGCATATATCAACTCCATTGCAAAAATGGTAGGAATGAAAGCAACTGATAAGAAACAAGTTAAAAATAGAATGTTCTTAAAACTGGGTGATTTTGATGAATTAGATGAAGGACTTTGGGATAATATCAGAAAGAAAAAGGCAAGAATTAAAGCTGGTTCTGGTGAGAAGATGAGAAAGAAAGGTGAGAAAGGAGCTCCTACTCCAGACCAAATCAAAAGAGCTCAAGAAGAATGTTGTGCAGAATGTTTAGGATATTATGACCATCAACTTACAGAAGCAGAGTATCAAGGTAAGAAAGTTACACTAAACGACCCTATAAGGACTTCTGAGAACCCTAATAAGAAGTTTAAGGTCTATGTAAAGAATGAGAAGGGTAAGGTTGTTGTAGTTCGATTTGGAGACCCTAACATGGGTATAAACAGAGATAATGCAGAACGAAGAAAGTCATTCAGAGCAAGACATAATTGTTCTGACCCTGGCCCTAAATGGAAAGCAAGATATTGGTCATGTTATCAGTGGAGAGCAAGTGCGAAAGTGGATAACTAAAATCTGGGATTGGATAAAGTATGCATTTTGGTGGTTCATAGATTTATTCAGAACAAGATATGAAGTGACAGTATCATTCAACAAAGAATGGGGTGATGCAGACGATAGAAGTTATATAGCAAAAAAGATTTCAGTACAGAAAGAAAAACACCTCAAATTTACAAACGAAGACAATGAGGTCATTGAGTATAGAAGTGCCGCAGGACTGAACTATATAATAAGGGAGTTATAATGCAACAAATGTTAATTGGAATTATATTGGTACTAGGATTAGGTTCTTATTATCTTTATAATCAAAATCAAGTTTTAAGTGCAAATAATCTTGCACTTGAAGGTGCAGTTGCAGAACAACAAGCTGCAATGAATGTAATGAAAGAGAACTTTGAAAAACAAGGTAAAGCTCTAAATAATCTTGCATCAAGAAATGCACAAATAGAACAAGAGATGAACTCATATCTCGACATTTTTAGAAGACATAATTTAAACCAACTTGCAATTGCAAAGCCAGGCATGATTGAAAAAAGAATCAATGATGGTACTGCACAAGTTTTTGAGAGTATAGAAAATGACAGTAAAGAATTGGACTCATTGGACGACCCTTCTTCTGATATCAACCCTAACAATTAGTGGTTGTTCGTTAATACCTAACAAGAAGATAGATATAGTCAGTAAACCATTAGAAATAGATATCATTCAACCTACAATGCCTAGGAACATTGATTTGAAAGAACCTAAGTTCTATGTGGTATCTGAAGCTAAGATTGCAAATCCATGTGTAAAAAATGAAGAAGGTAAAAGACCTAGAACCAAAATAGATGGTAAATGGGTATGTGATTTGGGTAAAGAAAACCCAGATTGGCCAGAAGATTACACATATCTTGATAGATTTATGGATGATATGAAGAAGATGAACAATGGTGATGTCGTCTTTGTTGCATTCTCGGTCAGTGATTATGAACTCCTTGCATATAACATGCAAGAACTAAGAAGATACATTCGTGAAGTACAAGAAGTTGTAGTTTACTATAGAAATGTCACTATTAAGAACCCAGATGGTTCTACCTCACAGGGACAAGCTGCAGTCGTCAAGAAAAAATAAAACCAATGTCTAGATATTCGTAAGAGAGAACGAATATTACCTTGACAAATCCCAGACTTATAGTATTATAGATATATGTCTTTGTGGATTGATAAAAAGTACCTTAAACTGGTATCTCCTCGTTTAAGAAATGTGAAATGGAAGGATGATAAACTCCTTAACCATTCATGTCCATATTGTGGAGATAGTTCCAAGAATGAACTGAAAGCACGAGGTTATCACTTTGTGCATAAGGATACTTATGTCTATAAGTGTCACAATTGTGGTCATTCTACCAATGTGGGTATCTTTCTAAAAGACCAAGATGACATGTTGTACAAACAATGGGTCATGGAGAAGTTCGGTAAAAAGAAAGATACTAGACCAGTTGCACAACAGAACTTTACTTTCGAACCACCAAAGTTTAAATCTAACCCACTTGCAAAGTATCCCAAGGCAGAAGATAGTCAATTATGTATCGACTATTTGACTCGAAGACAGATACCAAAAAAGTGGTGGAAAGATTTCTATTTTGTAGAAAAATCCCAAAGTCTAAGTTCGATAAATTATAAGTATAATAAGAGAGTTTTAGGAAACGACCCAAGACTAGTTCTACCATTCTATGATAGACAAAAAAATCTCATAGGATTGACTGGTAGAGCATTAAATGATTCACAACTGAGATATTTAACACTACGATTCGATGAAGAAAAACCACTTATTTTCAATCTCGACAAAGTTGATTTCAACCAACCTCTTTATGTTGTTGAAGGGCCAATTGACTCTTTATTTCTGGACAACTGCATTGCAGTCGCAGGTTCAGACTTCTCCAAGGTAACAAACGAAATTAGTAAGAGTAATTCTACTCTAATCTTTGACAATGAACCTCGGAATAAAGAAATCATCAAAAAGATGAGGTCTATGGGTGACCAAGGATACAAAGTTGTTGTTTGGCCAGAGACGATAAAAGAAAAAGATATTAATGATATGGTACTCAATCAGATACCAAATATCATCGATGTAATTAATAACAATACAATGCAAGGTTTGTCACTAAATCTTGCAATTAATAACTGGAGTAAAGTATAGTGAATGGAAATGGATTGAGTATCGTAAAGAGGGATGGGTCGAAAGAGAATTTAAATTTAGAAAAAATCCACAAGATGGTAGAAGCTGCATGTGATGGTATCAATGGGGTATCTGCATCACAGGTAGAAATGAGTGCAAACTTGTCGTTCTATGATGGGATGACAACACAGGAGATACAGGATACACTAATCAAATCTGCATCTGATTTGATATCTCTAGATGCACCAAACTACCAATATGTTGCATCTAGATTGTTATTGTTTGCAATTCGTAAAGATGTATTTAATACCAAATGGAAAGACAGTGAAATCTATCCACCTCTAAAAGATATTGTAGAAAGAAACATAGAGTATGGTGTATATGATAAAGATTTAATAAGTTATTATGACGATGATGAATGGGATAAACTAAACTCATATCTGAATCATAACAGAGACATGATGTTTGCATACGCAGGTCTCCAACAGGTAGTGGACAAGTATCTTGTACAAGACAGGTCATCTGGTAAGTTGTATGAGACACCACAGTTCATGTATATTTTGATTAGTGCAGTTCTTTTTAAGGACTATCCTATAGAAACGAGGTTAAATTATGTTAAAAAATATTATGACGCGATTAGTCAATTTAAAATCAACATACCAACCCCAGTTATGGCAGGGGTTAGGACTCCTCTTCGACAGTTTGCTAGTTGTGTTTTGGTCGATAGTGATGATACTCTTCCAAGTATTTTCTCTTCTGATATGGCTATTGGTAGGTATGTTGCACAGAGGGCTGGAATTGGTATTAATGCTGGTAGGATTCGTGGAATCAATTCTAAAATTCGTGGTGGAGAAGTACAGCACACAGGAGTTATACCTTTCCTCAAGAAATTTGAATCCACAGTCAGATGTTGTACACAAAATGGTGTTAGGGGTGGGTCAGCTACTGTCCATTTCCCAATCTGGCATCAAGAGATTGAAGACATTATTGTCCTCAAAAATAACAAAGGTACAGAAGACAATAGAGTCAGAAAGTTAGACTATTCGATTCAGTTATCTAAATTATTTTATGAAAGATTTATTAAAGACGAGGATATCACTTTGTTTTCTCCTCACGATGTGCCTGATTTGTACGATGCATTTGGCACAGATAAGTTTGATGAACTATACGAAAAGTACGAGAGAGCTTATTCTATCCCTAAAAAGAAAGTAAATGCAAGAACACTGTTTATGGACTTACTCAAAGAAAGAGCAGAAACAGGAAGAATCTATATTATGAATATTGACCATAGTAATACTCATAGTTCATTTTTAGATAAAGTAAATATGAGTAATCTATGTCAAGAGATTACATTACCTACAACACCTATTAGTCATCCAGATGATGAAGAAGGTGAGATTGCACTTTGTATTTTATCTGCAATTAATGTAGGTTCAATTAAATTAGAAGAACTTGATGACCTTTGTGAAATTGCAGTTCGTGGATTAGATGAACTAATTGAATATCAAAGATATCCAGTTAAAGCTGCAGAGGTATCAACTAAGGCAAGAAGAAGTTTAGGTATAGGATACATTGGTCTTGCACATTATCTTGCAAAAAACAAAGTCAAGTATGAT